TCATCCAATTCTCAGCCAAGCGAAGCTGGCCAGCATTGGTAACTACGTTAGCGATCTGACGTAAATTGGCTCCCTCCCGCAGTAGCGTACGTACTACGTCTTGATCTGTGCGCTTTCCTTGCGCAGGAGGCGTTCCGTATTCAAAGATCACGGAATCCTTGGAGCAGTACACATTGTTCTGCCCTTTAGTTCCCATAGCAGGAGCAAGATGAGCCTGCGGAAACATCTTACGCATGACACTCAGTGTCTTTGCGTCTGGCCAGTGCACGTAGGCCTGGTAGTGCGGAGTGCCGGTCGTGGGAGCCACTTCACTTCCGACAATGCAATAATCCATTTCTGGATATGCCTTAAAGCGGTCAAGGTAACCCTCGGCAGGGTTATTGACCGTCAGAGTCCAGGCGCGGTAGCGGCCTGTGATCATGAGGGTGTTACCCTTAGCGGAGAAAATAATTCTCCACGGATGTGGGATCGCGCTTCTTCACAGAAGCCCGGTAATAATAAATCCCACATCTCTGGAACATTCACGCCTCCACTAACGTGAAGGCGTGAGGGTGGTTTTGTGCACGGCCGGGGGCCTGGACGCGAATTATCGCTAAACCACCTGGTTAGATTTAACCACTAGGTTAATCTTTACTTAACGATCTGATGGTTAGCACGGATCATCAAGTCAAACGATGGAGTATCCACGTTGCTGTCAGCTGTATCCAGCTTGTAGTTTGAGCACCTGATCAACAGGTACACACGCTGCTTAGGGCGCGTCTGGCCCAGGAACTGACCTGGACCCTGCTTCGCATACATTGCAGTATCGTGCAACTGAGTTACAACTTGCTGAACTGCAGCAGATTCCTGATAGGAAATGATGCGATTCATCGCAACATACATAGAAACAGTACGAACGTTGGGGTCCGTATCGCCGTCGTCGAGACTGTTTGGTTGAAGAGTGAACGTTTCACTCTTCAGGACCTTCATTCGGCCCTTGTACGATCCGCCAGTCTGGGCGATCGGATTAAACGTAAGCGTTTTAATCAAGTTCTGATAAAAATCGTTCCGCTTAGGTGTAGCATCGACAGTAGCAGTCGATGGCACAAGATCGTCGTCAAGGAACTTGACGAGCTGAATTGTGTACTGCGCAGCCTTCGTCTTGGCGCCCCAGCAATTCATTTTGATGGACAAAGACTTAATAAAGCTCTTTGACATAGGCATCACATCAGCGTCAGTAGCCGATGGTGACTTCTCAATAGACCACGCCTGTTCAGTCGCACCCGTCGCAAGTATATGCGAACGGGGAGAAAATGTAAGGCCGCCAGATCCGGCGACACCTGATTGCATCTGCAAAAAGGGTTGGACTGTACCGGTAGCCAGTCCATTCTCGCGAAGCGCTGTAAGGTCAAAAACATACAGCGGCAAATTGCGCGTAGTAGGAGTCACAACGTCAGTACTATTGCTCATCCAGTAATAGCCGTTCGTATCGAACGCCTTAACACCGTTCCAACGGTATATCACGGTCTCTAACTGAGAACGCGTGAGCTTCAATGCAGTCTGTGCTGCAGTTGTTTTACGTCCCATACGGGCACTCGACTTCGAGGAAGATTGCTGGACAGTTGTAGAAGACCACTTACCAGCTGCGGGGCCTTTGCTCCCGCCGGTAGGTACCGATTTAGAGCGTCCTGCCGAAGGCGAACGGTTCTTTGGCGGAGATGGCGACTTGGCACGCTTCGAAGACGAAGCGGCAACAGTCGCCCGCGCACGAGACCTTGAACGAGAAGTCTCTTCTGAGGCAAACATGCCTGGTGAGCGTCCGCGAGCCATGGTTATTAACCACTGGCCGGGGTAAAATCAATTCCCAGGATTTTAAAGTGATGCCCTCGTGTTCCCTACATTCATAAAAATGAAAGGCCATGAATGGCCATTCACCACCCCGTTGGGTCCCCAACAAGCTCGGCCCCTCGTTGGTATCGTGGAGGCCGAGGGGGACCCAACGGGGTGGGAGGTGAATGGCCTATAGAGGGAGCATAGCTGCTTGCAATCACTCATCGTCTGACGACGAATCAAGTAGTGCTTCTGTATCAACAGTATTGCACATACAGTCATGTCCGAATGTCAATTCGCATACAGGACAAAGATTATCCACGTCGATCACACGTGTGATACGCCGATAGAGTTGCACTCGATCTTCCCCAACGGAGAAGTAGTAAGCTTCCGGCGGATGCGGAGCTGTAATAGCGATCTTCATAGCTCGCAGTTGACGGGTGCCCCCCTTCACCTCAACGGTGACAGGGTACCGATCCAGCAGCCGGAGCAGCCTCTCGAATGTGCACCACTTTTCACGGAAGTCGTCAATGAGGACTCCGTGGTGTTGGTCGTACCCGTCCCACCACTTGCCTGTATCAAGGCAAATATGAGTATCGTCAGCAAGCCAGTCGAGAGCGGACCTGGTCTTGCCAGAACCTGATAACCCATGGTACCACCTTACCTCAGGTGGAAACTCGGGATCGCGAGGCTCCTCGTGTAATTTCATCCAATTCTCAGCCAAGCGAAGCTGGCCAGCATTGGTAACTACGTTAGCGATCTGACGTAAATTGGCTCCCTCCCGCAGTAGCGTACGTACTACGTCTTGATCTGTGCGCT